GTCCTGATGGGATCTTGCAAGCTGTCTCCCGTTGTCCAGGGATCAACAAACCATCTACCACAGTAGTCTACTGGTTCGTGCTTGCTATGGCATTTCACCTTAACTGATAGTCCCAAATCACTTGAGACACGTTCGATTTCCGGAGCGACGTCTTCCACGTCGACACCATCGTCCCCACAATATATGCCGAGCATCTCCCATGCTCTATCTGCTGTGTGCTTAACGCGTAAGGCTACATAACTAGTGAACGCATTGATAATAGTATTATGGTCTGTCGTAACAGGCGACCCGCTTAATCGTGAGCTGCCCGTAAAGTATTTGACGCCATCCTCGGTGGTGGCTGCACAATTGAGTTCAGCATCAAGTAATGACCTAAATTCGTCACGATACTCAGTGCTCACCCAGTGCATGCATGCTGCCTTGGCTATATACCGATAAAGCCATGGACTTATCGTACCATCAAATCTACTAAAATCCTTGCAGACTAGTTTCTCAGTGGTTGCTGCGATGTCCTGCAGCCTTTGTGCTGTCTTGGCTGGTGTGTTTGCCGCACCATACCACGCGTGGTTCTTAAGCACTTCTTTCATGGCGTATGTGTAACATGACAAACGCAACGTGTGATCCGTTGGAACTTGGCTTATATTACGGGGAGGTTTCGCTTCTGTATACGCTTCTTTCTTCTGGAAGGCTTGTATTGTGACTCGATCACCCACAGCTCCTAAGGAACCAAAGGTGAGAGCAGTTCTGGCCACTTGAGTGGGCCTGTTCTGATTGGCGAAAACCTCATCATAGGACACTGGTGTACCGCATCCTTTAGGTGTCAACCTCACGAAGAACTCCCTTGCTAGTAGTGAATAGCGGTTTGGAGGATTTGCTTTGTTCGCAATTGCTTCCACCCTCTCTTTAACGGTAATCAACTGATTGGAAATTGATGACCGTGGTAGGACAGCTGGCTGTTCAAGAAGAGGTGGAGCTACAACGACCCCATGTTCTTTTCCATCGTCAAGGCAGTCCACTGCATTAACTGCAGTAAAACTACCCGGTTTGGCACCGATCACGTAAGTGTAAACGCTTGGTACCCTTGTTGCTCGTGGGGTGTCGTAGCCGTCCTTTAGTAGAGCGTAGATAATAGGAACGCTCACCTTCGGTTCGGCAACTTCTCCATTTAGGAGCCTCTGCAATTCACCCATCGTCGGGTTCTTCATCTCTCGGTAGCGTAGAA